CGCGCCCTACGTGTTTTTTGACGTGTCACTCTCACTCATTACATTCCGTGCCGTCCCCTTAAACATTGCTTCAGTAATAGCATTTTTGTATGAAGCAAGCTCAAAAGGCGACGTGAGCAGTTCCACTTCTTCTTCGGTCAGTAATTCCTTAGGTGAGTCCTTATGCTTTAAGTTATAAATTAAAATGGACTGGTTTGCCAAAAGGGTGATTAGCCATATTATTTCATCAAGAGCTAGCTCAAAATTTTCTGCTTTCATTAACCTCTCACCAAGGTTTTCAAGTCCGCCGTAGCGTCCGGCAATAGCTTTCGTAGCCTTAGTTGTGAGAATTAATTCATATTGTTCATCGCCTATATTTATAAAAGCGCTTCGTTCATTATCCATATAAAAATCCTCTCTTTAAGTTCCACTTGGTGGGGTTGTGTTGTAAACCGGCTCATAAACTTGGGTGTACCAGTCGGTAATGGTGGCTGGGGTAACTCCGGCATCACCCTCAGTGACTTCTGATTTCCACGGGTGTTTTCCCATACCGTCCGGCTTGTTCCGCCGCATAACCGTTCCCTCAATAGTAGGTGTCTGGAATGTTATAGAATCGCCCTTTGTCTGCAAATTTGTAGCTGGAATTCCGAATTTTACACGATACAGCCAGAAGTAGCGGTATTTATTATTTGGTTTAAGAGCGCGAAATCCCACAGCAACAACAGCGCCCTCATTTTCACTTGCAGAAATAAGTACACCGTTGTCATCCATTACTGCACCGGTTAAATCCTGTGCGGTGGCTGTCCCGATATCGTCAATCCCAAGTGATAATGTGCCTGACTTGAAATTTTTAATAACATAAGCCGCAGAATCGTCTGCATAAAGTACTGCTTCTGCAAGCTCAATAGATAAATCTGATTTAATGGCTTTAGCCAGAATTGTTGGTATACCATAGGTTTCCTCACCGTTAATATCCTCAGTAATTTTTGCGTAATACAATTTATCCATTCCGATGGTTGCCATTAATAATCCACCTTTCCTTAAGATAGGGAATTGTGCGGTTTTGGCTAAAGCCAAAATTTCAGTTGTTAACTTAAAAGCACAAATCCCTTAGTTGAAAATTTATTTTCAACTTCCCCTCACAGTATGTATAATTTTTCTGTGTCAATCGCGTAATGGTGGTATCCGGTATCGTCCTCGTGGTTTATATAAAGCCGATTAGTAATAGTAAAATCAGCATTGAGGAGAGCGTTTACCACCATATTTTTTATGCTAATATAATTATTTTTTGAATATAACGACAACCGCGCTTCCTGTGTTTCATATTCCGGTCGGTTGTCGCCAAACAGCTCAAAAGAATCTGTAAGTGGCGTAATAACAACATATTCGTCTGGTGCAGAACCTGAGAATACTCCTGTTTCCACCATCAGACCAAGCGAGGTAATAAGCGTATTTAACTCCTGTAAAATATTCATAGCTTCTTGATTTCCTCCTCCAGAGTTGCTTTCATAACCTCAACAACCGGCTTTTTTGATTGGGTTTTAGTAAGCTTTAAAAATGGCTTCGGCGGTTGACCGTGTTTGCCATACTCCAGAATATTGGCGATTTTAGCGTTGCTGTCTCCATTGGAACGCGGTTCAGAAAAACCAACCTTTACATTGAAATTTCCGTCCTTATCCATTCGTGCGTGAGAAATCCCAAGAGTTTCTGAAAGTTCCCCTGTGGACTGTGATGGATATTTTGTATCTTTACCAACTACAGCATTAAGATTATCCCGCAGTTTTCCAAGTGCAACTTCACCGCCAGCCTCCAACACAAGAGGGATAATTTCATCAGTTTTTTCAGAAAGCTGTGAAATCTTCTGCAAAAAATCATCCGGCATTTTAAATTCTGCCTTTGCCATTTATGCCCCCTTAATGCTTGGTTGGCTCCAGCCTTTCAGCAAGAACCTCAATATACATACCACGCCCGCGCACATCCTCCACACTGGTAATGCGAAAACGCTCATTTTGGCAAATAATCTGTAAGGCAGTGGTAATCTCAACATCAGGAATAACACGAAATCTGAATAAACTTGTAGCCGTCGACCATACCGCCCGGTTCGCCCACAGGGTATTGCCGTGGCGGTCTTCACGGTAGGCTCGGATACTTGCCAGAATGGTATCGCTGGAGGTTACAAAACCATCTGCATCCTTGGTTTGTATTGTTTGTATAATATCAATCGGTGTGTTCATTTTCCCAAAACTCAACTTTTCATACCTTCCAATCTCTATCCAGTCGCAGAAGCATATTTACAGTTTCCCAGACTTGTCGACCAGCCTGAACGCTGTCAGCAAAAAATCCACCTGTAGAGCCATCTCTGTTCTCATAAAAATGACTTGCCAACATAATGACCGCCTGCTCCGTAGTGGGTGGCATATCTTTTTCTGCATAGGTTCCATTTGGAATATGCTGATAACTTTCAGCATAATTGACCGCCGCTGTAATAAAGCTTTGCAAAAGTGCGTCATCTTCGTTGTGGGTTAGAATAAGGTTTGCTTTTACTTTTTCAAGCAGTGTCGCCATATTAAGTCGCCGCCTGTTGAAGAACTTGAACTGCTTCAGGAAGTATAAGCTTTCCGTCCACACGCTGTGTTGCAATAAAACCAATCTGCCCAGTGGTTGCATATAACTCATTCAGGCGCTTGAAAATTCGTCCCTGTCTATCTGCTATCCAATAATATGAAAAGTCACCAAATGCAATAGTTTTAGCACTTGCCGCAATTGCGGGCATATAGGCTGAGGTATATACTGGCTTTCCAAGTAAAGTATCGGTAGTCCCTTCCCGAATTGAAGGTTGCCAGAGATATTGCCCCGTAGTATCCTTCAGCTTTCTGATTGCTTTGACTGTTAAATCATTTGTAATAAATACCGACTTGCTCCGATAAGGGGATTTCAAGCTGTAATATAAATCAATTACTTCATCCAGTGTAATAGCTGTTGTACTTGCGGTTGTTTTACCTACCTGTGCGCCACCAGTTGCATTTAAAATGCCGGTAGGTCTGCCTGAACCAGTTCCTATAAAGAAAGCTTCTTCTTCCTTGTTGCCTATTCGGCGGGCAAATTCACGTGAAATATAGCTTTCAAGCGGAAAAACAGAATCATTCATTAATTCTTCGCTGACTTTTATCATTGTGGCAAGCTTATAAGCCCCAAGCGTTACCTGAGAAAAGCTGTCGTCACTATCGGTAATCTGACCTTCCTCATCCACCCAGGAAGCTGTACCCTTTGAAGCTACAACCGGAATTTTGCGCTCACCGCTATCGGTCTGAATTATGCGGGCAAACTGACGGAAAATATTTTGCTCTTCCAGTGCCTCAATGAGAGTGCGTTCAAATTCATCTGGAACTAAATAACCACCCTCGCTGTCGGTGCCGACCTGCAGAGCATTGGAAATCTTGCGCCCGCGCATAGCGTTCCAGAATGCAGTTTTGTATTCGTCAGTGGCTTTGCTAGATTTTCCAGGAATGTTTGTTAAAGGCTGTGAGGTAAGAGCAGTCATTTCCCGGTCGATTGTCTGCTGACGTTCTAACCGCTCGATTTCTTTACCTAAATTCACAACATCAGCTTCCATTTTGTCATAAACAGCAGCATCCTCAGCGGTCAGCAATTCGTTTGCGCCGCGTTTGCTGTCAAGAAAAGCTTTTGCCGCCTCCCATGCCTTGGCTCTTTTATCGCGTAGTTCAATTATTTTACTCATGGTCAAATCCTCCCATTTTTTTGATAGATTGAAGTCGGGTGTTTAATATATCATATGGTATAGCGCCAGTCGGTTCCGGTGGTGAAGCAGTAAATTTATTAAGAAGTGAATTCATCACCGTCATTCGTGAAAAAGCATAACTTTCACGCGGCTTATGGTTATTTTTCGTCTCATTATCCTCATACAAAATGCCGTCGGCAAATCCCAGCTCCACCGCTTTATGTGCATCCATCCAGAATTCTGTATTCATCATTTCGGAAAGGGCATCACGGGACTGTTTTGTTTTTATCTGATAAGCGTTGATTATCGACTCTTTAACATCATCAAGCATACGCTTAGCACGGAGC